TTTGATACATTGAAGAACATTGGGGATTTGTCCTATAATCTTTCATACTCATGAGCTATATTCAATTTTTTCGTGATATGAATTATTTGAATACAAAAGCAGCTACCAGAATACCAAATAGGGCAATGGAGGTTAACCACCCAGCAACAGCCCAGCGAAAAGCAGTGCGGACTTCCTTATCTTTTTTCTCAATTGCGTCCTCACATGCTAATTTGATATCAATCATTTCACAGATTTCTTCAAACGTTTCCTGTGCCCAAAGTTTAGTCTTTAATGCAACTGATTCCATTTGAGGTGTAAGGTCCTCCCATGCAGAAACTCGGATGTGCTCATGCATTCGATAATTATCTCCGCAAGAAAATCGCAAATCCATTTTGATTGAAGGAATCCTTTCTTCCAGTAACCTTCTTGCTTTCAGTTCTGCTTTTTTATCTATATCATCCTCATTCAATGACGCCATTTTAATGAGGTCCTGATAGTCATCTGTATTAATCAGAACTATATTTTCTACCTGTGTGTCCATAGTTTATTCCTTTTTGCGTATCTTTGTTCTGGTGATCCATGCGTGACGGATGTATTCAATAATATAATCTTAAAAATTATGCTATTAGAATATATCACAGAATGGATAAACGAACATCCATTATTAATCGAGTATATCCTAAACCCTTGTTTAGGAGTATTGTATAGTGAAGCCTGGGGCTGTCTTAAACAACAGTATAGTAACTACAAAGCTCGTCGTTATCAAAACGCATTGGATAAAAAGACTGCGTGACATTACCTTTAAAAGTAACAGTCTTTTTAGGACGCTCCAGGGCGTCCTTTTCTTTTCTCACTTATATTTAATTGTTAGCTAAATTATCTTTAATTGCTTGCTGTAATACTGGCAGAATCTTTGCGGAGAATCTCTCGCAATACCCTCGCATTGTATTTGTGCTGCATTGATACGCAACCCCTTGAAACATTTTTCTTGCGAAATAATCGGCATCAATGCTCAATATAAATTCACGTATCTCCATCGGAGTTGACCAACTGAAATTAAAATTTCCCCAATCCGTTAGTGAATAGAACTCTTTACCTTCTGTCAGAATCACTTCACCCAACCAGCAATTAGCTGGGGTTCTTAATGAATATCTATATACTGTTTCTTTTACCATAGCTCGTTATTTTTTATTTTTTCCTCAAATTTGTAAATACAACTTCTCTGCCGGCATGATAATACTCGGCAAATATTCCAAGTATATCCCATAGAGAAGACTCATAATCATCCCCCTCTTTATAGTCTGTTTTCAAGATAATTGTAGGGTATTTCTTAACGAAATATTCATGATATACATTGAGATGATTTGCCCCTGTAGCAGTAAGTGTTATCACTGCTATATCATTAAGTTCCATGACTCAGTTATTTTTAATTTTTCTTTTACACCGGATAAATAACCCGCACTGAAAACAAAGCCAATGCGCACATATCACGAACGCGTCTGCATCTTTAATCCTTTCGTGCTCCATGTACCACATTATCGCCGGAAGTAAAAAAAATATATCACTAATTTTACTGTGGCCAACAAAGCGTTTATCGTTGAAGTATAAATCACTCATAATTTTTTAGTTATTCGTCAAATAATCTATTATTAATAAGATCTCGTACGCTATTCGTGGGTCTATGGCATTTCCGAGGGCATGAGTTCTGTCCATCCAGTTGGGAATCCCATAAACCACTCCATCCAACTCGGAGTAATATCGGACGGATTGAAACCAGCTCTCGAAATGTGCGCAGCCAGGTAGTTGCTTTTTCGTTTGTCTGAATGCTTTAAAATGCTCTCCCGACGTAACTTTATTCTTTTCGCTTCCGAAGCCGTCAAGGCAGGCAACAATCCAAACTCGCTTCCTTTCTTGAAAAGAGTCCTTACCCGCAGCTGGAATAACAAACGGTTGTACTTTGTAACCTTCACGTTCCAGATCAGTGCACACTTGCTCGAAGACCAATCCGTTTGCGTTACTAATAAGTCCGAGAACGTTTTCAGCAATGACCCAGTTCGGTCTACATTCTTGTATAACTCGATACATTTGCGGCCATAGAAAGCGGGGATCTTCTTTGCCTTGCTGCAACCCAGCATTGCTGAATGGCTGACAAGGGAATCCTCCGGCCACAACGTCAACATAACCGGCAAATTTTGTTGCGTCAATTTCATTGATGTTTCCATATTTTGGGATATTTGGATATCGTTTATTAAGAACCTGAATACAGTAATCATCTATTTCCGACTGGAACAAAATATTCCAATCGAGCGTTTCTGCTGCCAAATCAAAACCTCTGATACCCGTAAATAGACTAATCATATTTATCTGATGGCTCATATTTTTTTAATATTATTTTAAATCATCAATTTCATAACTCCAACTCATCGCATCTTTTTCTATGATGTTATCAGCAAGCCATCCAGCCGCAATGGAATCTTCAGGAACTTCCCACGCTCCGCTATCGTAGTTTTCTATTAGATCATCATATACTTCTTCTGGAACTTCTATATCCTCTAAGCCTACTGTGTAAGTAACCGTTACGGTCAAATTCTTTATAGTTTTCATGACTCAATTATATTTAGTTTGTTTTTTGGGCACTCCAAACATTATAATCAGATTCAGGCAATTCAATAATATTCAAAATTACAATCTCAGCATTTTCACATTCAAGTGTAGATGCTATCTGCTCTATTGCTATCTGTCTGTTCAGGTAGCATCCATCCGTCACAAAAGTGGTTTGCCCAGAACCATGTACTTTGCCATTGCCAAAATTGTATGACACTATGAAATATCTTTTTCCGCTCATATTTTTTTTAGTTGTGTTAGTTCTTATTGTCTTTTACTACAATAGCACATGTAACCATCATTTCGACAGAGACGACAAGAAGTCCAAGCCAAAAATTGATTTTAAAAGCCACTTCAGCCAAGACGGCAAGAAACAATATGTAACCAGCCAGACCTATTAAGCCAAAATTTTTTTTATTCATACCTATACTTTATTCAGATTCTCCTTCCATTTCTTTTCCTCATTCGTTATATATTCATAAATCTCCGGCCAGGTAGGCAGACCGCCCACCTGCTTGTCATCGATGTAGCAATGGGCATAAATCTTGCGGGGATCATCGCCATAGCGAGCGAGGTTCTGCGGTTCATGGGCATTGATGCGGTCAAAGGGGATACCTTGCTCCAAGAGCCAGTTCAGAGCATCCTCCAGCCGCTCACCCCGACGACAGGTCCATAATATAATGTAATGGCCATCGTCCTTCAATTTGTTCATCATCTCTACCGCGTATGGTTTGGGATTCCCGATTTCAGGATAGGGCCCCATTGAGAGGGTTCCGTCAAAATCAACTGCAATAATCATACCCCGTCCTCCATTTTATTGGCTGCCTTGATTTCATACTTGTCGTAATAGACCCGTTCACGGTCGGTGAAGCAGCGGTCTGAGATCAGATCAAGGAGCTTCATGAAGTTCAGCTCATTGCCGACGCGCAGGTCGGCTCCCTCGAAGAATACCCTCACGAACTCACGATAAGCCTTGATGGCACGGATCAGTTCTCCCTTGCGGTGTTCCCATTCGGGGACGGGCTTGAAGCCCCGGTCGCTGAAGTAGGCAAAAAACATCTCGATATGATAGATCGCCAGGTCGGCTTCGTTGAGCGACAGGTGCAGGATCTTGCCGAAAAAAGCCCGTTCGGCCCGGTCCATATTGCGGTTGTCGTCGTGGAACTGTTGGTCGATCCGGGAGTCTTCAAGTTCCTTTTTCAAACGTGCTATGCGCTGCATGGCCTGCTGATGGCGGGCGTAGTTCCGGTTTCGGAGACAGGAGGCGGCATCATTCATCGCCTCGCGCAGCTCCTGCTCGATCAGAAAGACCGGGCGGCATTTGTGCCGATTGGCGGCACAGGATTGTTTCTTCTTTTTCATCTTAAAATAATTTAGGTTCTTTTGATTCGTTGATATACTCCAAAAGAAGGTAGTCCAACTGTTGTGCCTCCCAGTTGATGCCGGGGCGGTTCCGATAGAGGTTACGGATCAGCCGTCGGCACTCTTCGGGCATGAGGCCTGAGTTGAGCTTCGCCATCGGGAGGTTGATACGGTCGAGTGTGATGGTCGAGGCTTGCAAGATTTTCGCATTGCCTTTCCATATACCCTTCAAATAGATTTGCTTCACTGCCCCGATGGCATTCCTGACCGGATGATGCAGACGGATCGTCGTGAAACAGCGGCAGTTCAACTTGCCATTGAAGTTCTCTTCAAATTCCAATCGTTCGTCCATGACTTTGTAATATTTTCCTGTTTGTTGTTTGCATTTAAAACAATAGACCATCCACTTGCTCGAAGTCCTCACCACCCGGCAGACGGTGTACCTGAAACCACAGGGGCAGACGTATATCCAGCGACCGGGGGTGAGGGTAGTGGATTTTACCCGTTTTACAGTCGGTTGAACGATGGTTCGAGTTTCTTCCATACGCCCATCTTGTCTTTCTCGAAGAAATAGAAGTTGGTCGCCGTCCCTTCGACCAGGTGTGACTCCTTGAAAAGGTTCATGATCGCGGTATATTCGGGATCATCGAACTTATCTTCCAACTCGTAGAGTTTCGAGATCGACTTATAGTCGAGATCACCATACTTGTTGCGCTCCAAAAGCGTCATTGCCAACTGGTACATCGGGTCATCGCTTCCGGCATCCTTACCCTCGATCCACTGCTGCAGGAACTCGATCAGGCGCGAAGCGGCGATATCGGCACGCTCATCAAAACGTTTCACTTTGTTCGATCTCACTTCGATACGGAAGCAACCCTCCTGGACGGTGAACGACATCTGTCCCTCGCGGCGCAACTGGCCGTACTCGGCGAGCACTTGGCGGAACGCTCCGATTTCATCCACGCAAAAAGCGTGCAGCCCTTTCACTTCGTCGCACACGGAACGCACTTTGTTTTCAACTTTCTGTACTAATTCAGCACGGATGCCTTCATAGGCGGCGCGTTTGTCCAACGTCTGGCGGTGTTCTTCTTCTCTTTTTTTAGCCAACAAGGCTTCTAAATCTTTGCTTGTAAGTTTGCTTAAATCTTCCATTTTCGTTTGTTTTTAAAAGTGTTATGTTTTTGAATGATGTTTTTTATACTTCATGTATTCGTGGCGGAGGAAAGCGAGCGACTGTTCCATCTGCTCGATCTCTTCCTCCCATTCGCGGAGCAGGCGGCGCTGTGCCTCCATGTCGGGCGTGGCACGTGTCAGCAGCATCTCGGCAAGGAAAGCCGCGTCTTCCTTCAGCTTGTCCTGCCGGCGGCGGATCTGCTGCCCGCGCTTTTCGATCTGCTGCAATCTGACTTTTATCGGGATGTATGCCATGGTCCTTAGTTTTTGCCGATCGGATGGTCCAACTCGGGGTTGCCCTCTATGCTTACGCGGTTGCGCTTACAATAGAGGTTGTAAATAGCGCTCAGCTTGTCGTCCGGTATTGCGTTGAAGTTGCTGCAGTTGGCCGCCCGGCAGGCGATGCCCATCACATAGCGCAGCTTGCATTCGCGGCTTTCGAAGGTGTAGCCTAATTTATCCACATAGGTGCAGATGGCGGCGATCACCCGCTTCGCCGACCGGTCGCGCCGATACTCGTAGGCCATCTGTTTTGCTTCACCCTTGGGCTTCATCGCATCGATCATCCGGCTGTATTGGGCCGGGAACTTGGTGTACATCTCGCTGAGCGAGGTGGTACGCCCACCGCTATGCTCATATACGAGTCCTTCCTTGATCACCTCCTTATACCGGGGATCGTAGCCCGGTGTCTCCTTCAGCAGCGCCCAGAAAAGGGCGTGCGAGGGGAGACGTTTCTTGGTTTGTTTCTTTGTTGTTGCCATATTTTTATAATTGTTAATTGTCAATTGTCCTGTCCCCATGTATCAACGACGCGGTCTCTTCGTCGATGTCTATGCGTCCGCCCTCTCCGTCACCGCGAATGGTAGCGAACGCCGCCAGCCCTTTCACGTGGAAGATTGCGTAGGCCATCTGCTTGGCGCGCACGGCAGGCGATCCTTGCGGCTCGCCTTTGTCGTCCTCATGGGCGATGAAGATGAAGAGCGTGCGGGGAAAGTCGCGCACTAAGGCGATGATGTCTTCGGCCTTGATATCGGTGTAGACCGTCAGGTTGTCGATGAAGATGATCCGTTCGCATTTGCGGTTCTCTTTCATCTCCTGCCGGAGGTCGTTGATGGAGACGAACGGCCAGCTGTGGAAATTGCGGTCGCGCTCGGTGATGCCGACACGGTGGACGGCTTTCGTGTAGCTGCTGCCCGTACCCTCCTCGGCAGAGATATATAACACCGGTTCGATCTTTGCCAGCGACTTGGCCAGCTGCAAGGCGAAGGTGGACTTCCCGTTCTTCTCCTTGCCGTAGATGATCCAGCAGCCGGTACGCTCCTGCTCACCCAGAATCCGTTTCCATTCACCTAAGAATGGCATGTATTTGAAGCGTTGCGCGTTCAGGTTGGATACAGATAATCGTCTCATGTTGATTTATGATTTATTCTTCGTTTAGGATCAGCAATGTCTCGGCACGGCGCAGACCGGTTTCCGCCTCCTGACTGTCGGTGGCGAGACATTGGTTTACGATTTTGTTGATTTTGTGTTTATCTTTGATATTGACCGACAAGACAGTGCCGATCAGGTTGCGGAAGAACAGTTCCCGTTCGCCCGGTTCGTCAGGGACGATGTGGTTGTATTTTGAAGAGAAGCGCGAGAACAGCTCCTTATAGGACTGTTTACGCGAGGTACCCTTGCCTTTCTGGAGCTTTGTGCGCAGTCCGTCCGACCCCATCAGGTACCAGCCGCAACAATCCTGCGTGCCGTTCCAGAACTCGTGCAGAAGGAGCAGCGAGGAGTAGGATAATGCTCCGGCCTCGTCGATGATCACGATTGGATGTGGTAGAATGTTCAATATATACTTGGCGGACTCCTTGACCTCTTCCAGTGTACCGTCCAGCTCGCCTCCTACCGCCCGGGCGATGGCACGGATCAGGCTGCGCTCCTGGCGGCATTGCGTGGCGTCGATGTAGAAACAGTTCTTCAACGTGCGCGAGAGGTAGCGTGCGGAGTAGGTCTTGCCGATGGCGCATTCGTCGACAAACATCATCGATTTGGAAAACTCCTTGCAGAAGACGATGTCCTCCTCAATCATGGTGAACACATCGGTACGCGCCATGTTCCATTTCCGCTCGCTGAGCGACACCCCCAGGTTGCGACCCAGCTCCAACCATTTGCCGGGATTGATTTTCTTCTCGACCTTCCCCTTCTTGATCTCGCTGTACACACTCTTGTTGATGCCGTATTTCTTGGCAAAACCGGAATCGCTGCCGTCGTACCGCTCGCGGGCTTCCCGGAGGGCTTCGAGCACTTTCTTTTTAAATTCGTCTGTCAGTTCTATCATTTCTTTATTATGCTTTATATATTTCCATTAAATTCTATTTTTTAAAGGTGTCGCGAACGATCTTCGATTGCTGTTCGAACCGGGTTTGAAATCCACTACGACCGGTTCTTTTTCCGGTCCGTCGTCATTCAGGATCTCAACATCTTCGACCTCTTCCGGTTCGTAGCGGGTCAGGCCCGGCATCCGGAAGTCGTCGGCAGTGGCAGGGGTGCGGTGGTCAAGCACGGCAACCTTCTCGATCTCGTGGTAGCGGCGCCGGCTGTATCCTTCGAGCGTACCCCGGTAGCGGGCGAAGAGTTCACGGTTACGAGCCTGCTCCTCGGTCTCGCCGATCTTTGAACGGGAGGTGACGGGCTGTTCCACCAGCTCGCACACTACGCGCCCCATGCCACTCAGGCAGCACACCGCCGCCAGACATTCACCGTCGTTGCCGTCGAGCCAGTAGATGTCGACCGACTTTCCGGCCAGCACCTGCATGAAGCCGATCAGTTTCTCGCCTGTGGCAATTTCGCCTTCGTCGGCCAGAAGGAAGACCGACTTGCGGAACCGTACCTGGCCCGCCATGCTGACTGTACTCTTCGTTACGAAGCCGAGAGAAGGCAGAAGGGCGCGGTATGGGATGGGACGGCGGTTGGCAGGGTGCTGGTGGCTTATGAAGTATTTCCAGCGGCTTTCATTCTCCTTGCTGATGGTGCAAGGCATGTTGTTCCAGGTCTCGATGTCGCGCAAGCCCTGTTCCACCAATTTGTCGTAGGGCACAAGCTTTGTCTTTTGCGCGCTTGCCTGGTTAGACTCGCTCCGGGCAAAGGGGCGGGCAATCCAGTCGGCATGCTTTTTCTCCAACCCGTAGCGCATTTGCTTCCAGTAGGCCTCACACCGCTTGGCGCGGGCATTGTTGGCTTCGATACGCACCCGGTTGAAGACAGCCCCTTCGCGCAGGAACGTGTCGCGGTAGTCGGCGTTCAGGTTGCTCTCGCACTCGATCTCCGCCGGGAGCGGCAGCCCCCATTCAGCGTAATTGCGCACCATCTGGCGGTAGAACTCCAGGATAATTCCTTTTTTATCCGTCCCGTGTACCCAGACCGTGATCGCCTCGCTGCCCAGGTCGACACCGAGATAGAACCACATGCGTTTGCCGTCAGCATACTCGAACGGGGGCTGGCGGTCGTCCACAGAGATCACCTCTCCGGCATAGTCGGGATGTTTCAGTTTTTCGAAGGGAACGAAAGCGGCAAGTCGCAACTGGCGGTTGCCGGTTCGTTTGCGCGAGGTGGCAGAGGAACTTCCCCAGGAACCCAGGAACTGCGTGATGGCACGGTCGGACACCTGGCGGAACTCCTTCGGATCGTACACTTCGCCGGTCTCACGGTTGATCACCTCCACGTAACCGGAGATGAAGCCTGCCAACTGGCGGCTGACCTCCGCCCGTGTAGGCTTGAACTCCTGGTGGGCATACATGCTTTCCAGGAGGTCGTAGGTCTGCTCGTATGATTTGCCTCGGTTATTGTTGTTGTAGCCTTTCAGCAGGGAGCCGTAACCCTCCGCCTCAAAGCGTTCCATCTTGCGTTTTAGCGAAAGCGGGTTGGAGGGAAGGTTGAACGGGGAAAGGTTGTAGCTTTTGCGCACGGCTTGGAAGTTGTCCAGCGCGACGGCCAATACCTTATAGGTGTTCTTGAAGGACTGGTTGCTTTTGATACATTCTTCATAATGGGCGGAACGCCACCGCAGTGCGGCACGGAGCACGCTGGCATCCAGCACATACTCGCGCTGCCGCTTGATATCGAGGTTGCCATACTTGCCGGGACGCACGCTACTGAAGAAGGCTACCGCCTCGGCATCCTCCCAGAAGAACCGCTCCATCGAACAGTCTTTCCGACGCGGGTCGCCCAATTGCCTCTGCCACTCTTCGGGCAGGCTGTCGAAGGCAATCAGCACTTCGTTACCTCTTCCTTTCCCTTGACGGGCACGGCGAAGACCGAAGGCTTTCTTCTCATCCCGCGCGAGCTTCTTCCGCAAGGCCTCCCACGAGGGGAAGAACTCCGGGATCAACTCGTCCTTCGTCACCACCAATATGTTATTCCATTCGTGAGGCATGTTGTTTTACTTCTTTAGAATTTCACTTTTGTTCCCGGAAGCGGATTCGAACCGCTGACCATATCGCCTGAATTACCAGTTCCGATTGTTCTGCCTGACTGAACTATCCGGGATACCACCCTCGTACCGCGGGCCGCGTACCGATGCTAAACCAAAACCAATCTTAATTGAGACCTAAACAGATTGTTTATCCTTGTCGCTGCCACCAAGCAGCCGAACCATCCATTCTTCGAAGCGGTCCAACTCGCATAAGCAAGCCGCTTCGTTACCGATCAGCATGTAGCTGAAGAAGAACCAGACCGCGCAAAGCAGGCTTCCCGCCAGCATACCGCCCTTTTCCATCGTTCCGACCCCGGCAAAGAGGAACAGCCAGCTGAACGCCCATCCGTAAAGTATCACCTTCGCTTTCATGACTATCCCTCCGCCAATTGCACTTTCGCCAACATCTTCGTCTCATAGACCAACGCCGGATCCTGCAGCTCCATCCAGCCGAAGCGTTTCTTCAGCAGCCGGTCCAATACCGCCCAGTTCTCCAGCGATACGCAGTCGTTGTAGTTGTACCACTGCTGTTCGCCCGTTACAGGATCCAAACCGGTAACTCCCCATAACTCCTTGCCCGGAGTACCTGTTACCATCTTGCAGGCATCCTTGGCGATCACCACCCGAAACACCGGGCGTTCCTCTTCTTTCTTTCCGGTATACACCAACATCTTGAAGTTTACCTCATATTCAGAATCCATGTCAAATGGTGCATAGCATAATGCCTTGTAGTCGATTCTTTTTGTCTTTGTTTCCATCATTTTTAATTCTCAATTTTCAATTTCTTTGGCTCCCGCCCCGGTCTCGCCCCGGTAATTGCAAGTCGTTGGCTTTCTTGGCGGGAATAATCGCGGTTTTAGTCAAATTGCCTACCTTTGAGGCTGTCTTTATAAAATTCAAGTATCATGAGTAATTTGAAATCCATTCTTTTTCGAGCCGATATTCGCGCATATCTATCTTCGGGAGAGTCTTTCGACCTTGCTGAAAGAGTGCAGAAACATCTATTAAACCTGCTTACGTCTGTCACATCTGAAGTTGGGTTAAACGTGACTTCAGAGATATTCGACCAGTATGAGGATGAGATTCACGAGATGAAGGGATGTCGACAACCAATAGTTTCTCTCTGTTTTGAAGCTCATGCTCGAACGATTGATAAATTGATTGATTACAATCTGTTTCTTCGTTCGCTGGCTCGGTTGATGGACGACCAGTATTCCGATATTCGTTTTTGTTATGAACCTGGGAAAAGCGCGGTTTGTCTCTCAAAGGGCCATTCCGAAACTGGTTCCAATAATCCTCAATAGCATTGATACGCTTTTCGCTTCGCAGGGTCATTAATATCTGTATGGCCTTGTCTATATCTTCCACCGTGTTGTTCACCATGATGGAAATCGTGTTGCTGTCTATTGTAGCTGTCATGTCTGTTTGATTTAAAGGTTAATTACTTGTTGTCTTCATTATCCCAATCAATCACCATCTGTTCGCAGATGGGTACCGGATCGGGATAGATGATGTTTTGGCGACGGTTACTCTTTGCGATGCGGGTGATGCCTTCAACGATCGGTCGGCTCGCTGTTCTGCCGTTGTACACCTTACGGACATGGGCGTTTGTCACGTTATAAGATCCTGCCACCTCCGCCAGCTCCTCCCGGCTGATATAAGGCTTCACCCGCTGTTTCCACTCCTCGAAGAACGGGCGGTACTTCGGAAGGGGCAGGCGTTTGCGTTGTTGCTGCTCCCGCATGCACTCCGCTTCGCCCTTGATCCGGTACTGCCCGGTTTGCCTGATAGTGGGAAGAACCTCTCCGGCTACCCAGTTGACGAAGGCATCCGCCTGCGGCTTGTTGCTTCGGAACGCCAGTTTGTAGAGGGCGGCTTCGTTGATGACCGTTAGCTGCTGTGTGCCACCGCCACGATCACCGGAAGAAGGGATGTTAAAACTTAACATCCCTTTCCAATCCTCTGGGATATTGGCTAATGTAGCACCGCCCCATGTGATGTCTAAAGCGTTTGCCACATCCTTGGCGACAAACCAATCGGCATTATTGATTACTCGTGTGCGAATCGTCACGTTCGCTTCCTCGTTGTAGAATAAATTTAGATTTGTTTCCATTTTGAATCCTGTTTTAAAAGAGATTAAATGATTGTTACCTCCCTATAAGGGTTCTCTATCTCTTTTTTCTCGACATTGATCGTCAGGTCATACATTCGCCCACCATGATTTAAAGCATAGGCACGTATCAACTTAGCCGTAGGGCTGTTTGTGTTGAACTGCAAGGCTTCGACTATCGTCCGCATAGTTACTTTCAACTTTGTCTGGATTTCGACTTTAACCTTTTTGTCAACTTCAATGATTTTCTTTTTTTCTTCCATATCTATTTAATGTTTAAAGATTGTTGTACCTTTATAGCGTCTTTCCAGTGGAAGACTTTGCAAAGATATAGACAATAGTTTATACGATGCAAGTTTTATATAAACTTTTTTCTATATGGACGAGAAAATAATATCACGATTGTTTACATATCTGAAGTATAAAAGCATTCCTCATACTCGTTTTGAGAAAGAAATTGGATTGTCTAATGGTTACTTAAACACGCAGTTAAAAAGAAATTCAGACTTGGGAGAAAGTGTTATCAAGAAAATTATAGACAATTGTTTAGATGTAGATACAATATGGCTCCTCACTGGTCGTGGTTCCATGCTAAAGGAAGATACAAAACCTTCTCAAGTGGATTGTGAACCTTCAGTATATGCAAATACCGATCTTGTTCGTATCCCGGTTGTCGATATCTCTGTTGCCGCCGGATCAGGATTTTGTAATACGGATTATATAGAGGAAGTGGAGTCTATTTCTATGCCTTCTTCCATGGTAAAAGACGGTAAGCAATATCTCTGTGTGCGGGTAAAAGGGCATAGTATGGTTCCTTCTATCCTTGATGGAGGTTATCTGATCATTCGCAAGATCGAACGTTCTGAATGGGAAGGCATACGTGATAATTATGTATATGTGGTAAGCGATACGGAGGGGCGTTCGTATGTCAAACGTCTTAAGAATCGGTTGCGTCAGCATGGCTTTATCGTTTGCATGTCTGACAACGCGGATAAACAAAATTATCCCAATTTCAACCTATATGAAGAAGAACTGAATACAATATGGTATGCGGAATGGTACTTCAGCGCAAAGATTCCCAATATCCAAGAGGTCTATTATCGCAAACAAGGTGAATTGGAAGACCGCTTGGATGAACTGACCGCCCAGTTCATCCAATTTCAAAAGGCTTTAAATAGTAGTTTTAAGGGATAAGGACTTTAATAACCGGCGCAAGCCAATAAATGACAAAAAATATGAACGATATTATTTTAACGAAATGGGAGAGACAATTAATGTTAGCTCTTAAAAAACATGAAGAGGTCGTGTTAGGAGACATTCCCCATTTTACACAAGAAAAATTCAATATTTACTCCAAGTCTTTAGAATCAAAAGGTCTTGTACGTACAGATGAATGTGAAGAGGAAGGTGTATTCAGAGTGTATCTGACAGATGAAGGAGATTATTACCTGTCAATAAATCCTTCAGCAAAGAATCCTTTCTTAACACCTAACAGGAAATGGTTAATAACTACCTTTATTTCAATATCTGCGCTAATATTATCATTGATAGCACTGATAAAATAGTGATTGGAAGCTATCTTTTTCGTTCCTGTATGATAGCTTCCAGTTCTTTATTCCGTTTCATAAGTTTGTCCACCTCTCTAAACAGCATCTGGACACACCCCGATTCATCTTCATGCTTGACAGTTTTACCCACATAGTCCCCCTTTATCTTACAATATAAAGATCTCATAGCATGCCTATACATGGCCGCATCCCGATGATCGTCAATAAGCGTCCGGATGATACCTTTCCGATTCACCTCTAATTTAACAAAAACAACGTCGTCATCTTTGTGAATCTCTTCTTTCCGTTTCCCTATAGTTTTTCTGATCAGTTTTTTCCACATACTATCCTTTTTGTCCATAATATATGCTGTTTTATCCCTTTTCAGCCATAAAGATAGGTATTTTCAGCAAATAAAGGTCTGTTTTTATACTTAATTATCTAATAATCAGCACTTAATATATAACTCATGATATATAACACACGAAATAAGGGTACACGAAAACCCGTAAAAAGCCCGATATTAACAATACTTAACCACTTATGCGGTATCGAACACGTCAAAAAAATACTGAGAAATGTCCCTCTAAGTGTCCCTCTAAGTGTCCCTCTTTTCTGTAAAAAACGTATTTTCGAGCATAAAAAAGGCGACATCCAAGCCCGTCACAGCCCGGAATGCCGCCCCAAAATGGAAACATTGCATAAATATCACTCAAACATCAATAAAACAGCTATTTACCACCACGTATCAAGTGCGATTGGATGATCATCGCCCTCCGGGTGATTTTACAGCTCCCGTCCGTCATTCCGGCGTGCAGGAGGCTGTTCTTCGTGATCCCCACTTCTTCCTCCGAGAGCGTGTCGAAGATAGCCGAAATCGACCCGAAATAGTAGTTCTTCTTTTCAAAAATCAGATGAACATGGATTACCTTTGTCATAACCTTATTTGCACGTTTTATGCTGCAAATATACCAAATAATTACTATTTAGAAGTATTTGAATAAACTATTTCTATTTACCAGCCAGAAAAGACAAAATAAAAGAGGCCATTTTAAAGCCTCTTTCTATTCTTCTCCGCTGTTCTATCCAATCGCCCCAACAAAACTATTGTACAGCTTATCAGAGCCTATTTTACCCCTATTTCATCCATGCAAAACAATCAATGCGAAGTTTTATACCCCAACTGTGAACCAACTTCCCATTTTTCACCCTCTTTTCAATCCAAAATGCGAAGCAAATGGGAAGCATTGTGATTTTTCGTATTTCTTCCTGTCCTCCTTTATTTGTTGTATATCAATATCATACGTGTAATTGGTTTTACTTTTCGTATTTCCTCTTATAGATTTTCAGGCCTTTCTTCTTGGCTATCTTTTCGGCAAGATCGAGCACTTCATCGGGATTACGCTTTACCTCCTCCCAATCAAAGTCGATTGAGACCTCATTGGTGGGGTCTGTACCAATTGAAATCTTGGGAACAAGATGCGAAAAGAAACTCTTCGCACTCTCGATTGCCTCCTCCCATTTTGTGGAAGTGGCCTTCTGAGCGAGCAGCGAATAGAAATGCTCCTCGCTACGTACATTGAAAAGGTCGATATGACAGATTCGGAGGTTGCTGTCCTGCGCCATTGCTAACTTTGCAGCCTTATTTACAAGCGAACTTTTACCCCAACGGCGGGGAGAGATAATAATCGTGTTGATTAAAGACATAAAGTTCTGAACCAGGTCGGCTGTTTCTTTCTCACGGTCGGTAAAATTCTTCTCAGTAGCAATCTTGCCAAATATAAACGGAGTTTCCATAACGCTCTATTTTTGATTTCCATCACAAATATAATACATAAAATGTAACTACAAAAGTTGTTGCAACAAAAAGTGTATATACATTTATTGTGGTATTTTACTGATTTGTGTCTTCTTTGTATAAATATCAGGGTAAAAGTTGTACAATCATAATGAGTTTCGTTTTCCTGTAAGAAACAATATATTATTTGTTATAGGTAAAATACGAACTCTACGAATAATATAATAATGTTTAGTATCTTCGAAATTCTATTTCTGTAACATATCATAAAATAAAGTAAAACTGCTATATTTATATATTATATGATAAATTGAGTTATGATAAAATACGATGGGTGCAAAGTTGTCAAGAAAACTGGAGCAGAAAATTGTGGGTAGGTTCACCACAAGAGTAAATTAGTGAAATTATCAACTTAAGAATAAAAATATGAAATATAAAAAAAGCCCTTTAGATCGTTTTTTAGAGCAACGGATAAACGATAATGCAAAAGAGTTAAAACAAACACTCAATGAAACATTGAGAATGGAACAAAATTGTCTCGAACAAATACGTCATAGTATAAATCATTGCAAGAATAATATTGCTGTTTGTGAAAAACAAATAAAAAAGTGCAGTTCAGCATCTTTGGCTATCCTCGAAACAAAGAAATCTGCATTTAAAGATAATTTACTCATATGGAATACGATGGGGCATATTCAAATGGCCAGTATTGAAATGAAAGAATATATGAAGCGATTGTCTGTTGAAAGTATTGATGAATGGGAAGAGCGAGATGTTATTAAATCAGTATATACAGCGATATATGAAACTTCGAAAAAGTTGGTTGACGCTACCGCCGATATTTTCAAATTTATCAAGCATTATTTTCCGAATTATGACTATAGAGCATTTACTGATGTACGAAAAGAACTTTGCAGATTTAGAGAGTCGAATACTTCTGAATTAACTCGCGTTAGAAATACGATAGATGCTCATAGAGATGTGGAAGTAAGTGTTCAAATTGAAGTTATAGAAGGATTGCATTTAGCTAATGCCGTGCAATTAATTGTTGAGTACGAAGGTATTATTAATAAACTGGGTAACGAAACAAGTCCGATTAAAGAATTGGGGTCACTAGTGTCCCGTTAAAATCGGGACGAGTTATTAATTAATCAAATAATCCCGGAATAAGGGGATTAAATTGTTCTTTGACATCATTGAAATTAGTCTTATTAAACAGCTCTTGTAAATGCGTTTTATCTGTTAATGAGATGCTAAGAATCTGCAAGACCTCATAAGTTGAACGATTCAGTTGCATATCATATTGTACAATAGCTACTAAACAATAGGTGATGATAGCAACACTAATCTGTATTCGAACCGCATTCTCGGTAGTACCCCAGAACCTTTTTATCTTAAGGTGTTGTTTCAGCCATTTGAAGAAAAGTTCCACGAACCATCTTTTCTTATAAAGATTGGCAACATCAAGTGCAGATATGTGTTTGGCATTCGTCAGGAATGTGAATTCACGATCATCCTCTTCATCATAGAAACGGATGACTCTGAATGATTCAGGATACTTCTTTTCAGAAGTGTACCCTATCAGTTTCACTTCCGCATCTGAAAGGATATTCTTCGGCATTCTACGCTTCCATTTACAGAACTTGCATTTCAGATTAGACTTCGCTCTGACTACAAAGAAAGAACCTGTAAGATGAATCCGATAAAGTTCTTTAAACGAGTCATACGCTCTGTCAAATATATAATAAGCATTTGGCTCATAATTAATTGCGGACATTTCTGTTGAATCATGCCTGGATGCTGTAGTTACTGTATAAAAGGCTGGAAGTTGTGCTTCTATGTCATAAAGGACATGAGCCTTAACTCCACCTTTTTTCTTACGGAACTTCGCCCAAGGGAATATAGCCAAACATAAAGGAATCGTAGTGGAATCAAACGCATACTTCCTTCCTGGAATATCCAAGATGTGAGTCGATCGTTTTTCACATGCTTCCTTCATCATATAGAAAGCAAAATCTTCGAAGATTCTGTAATCCCGATTCTGATTGGCAGATGCAAGCGTAGTTTTGGCAATGGGCTCACGACCCAATCCCAAATGATAACGCTTTCCTTGATGTGCTTCCAAAGCTACAATCAAGTCACGAAGACTTTCACGATTACTGAGTTGACCGAACATCATTGCAAGTAACTGACTCCAGCAAGTGAAATGTTTCACATAACGATTGCCATCATACTTGTCTACAAGTCTTCTGAACTTATCATTGTTCAAGAATTCTACTAACTGAGCGAAAACATATTTATCTTGGTTCATTTGAGGTCACCTTAATTGACCTCAAAGGTATGATTTCAAATCGTCGCGCCTAAAAAGTAGTATCTAATAGACTATATTTCAATTATTTCAAAGAACTATTTATCCACTTTTACGGGACAGTAATGAAATTGAGTTATAGTTTTTCCTGTCAGCAAATCAGGATAATTTCATTCTTTTACTTTTGAATCGTAAGCAACAGTGAGGAAGTATCCGATTTTCTGAGTTGTCCCCGTGATTTCTATGTTTTGAGTGTTTGTTCCTTTCTATTACCCTTAACAAAAGACAAACTTCAACCTTTTTCATAGATTATAGAAAAATACAAAGTTGGGTACATAATGAATATCCTATATATAATATTCAACAATATGGAATTTTGTGGCATAATAGCATATTACTTTCAGACCAGCTTCCTCCAATCTGCGACAGGTTTGGAAACGTTCCTCTCTTTTTTTAAAGGCAGAGCATTCCCTTCCTCATCCACATACCTTTCCATCAGCTCCTCTATCAGTTTCTTGTTCTCCACCTGGGAGGAGAACAGCTCGAACATGTCCGTTTCCCGGATGGCACGCAGTGTCATGGCGGCCCGGTATGATTTGTCCTCATCCGAACCGGCACCGTCCAGATTAAGCAGCACGTCACCTACATTGAGCAGGTCGGCAGGAGTGACTGCCGGAACAATGGCTTCCGCCTCGGGAGAACGGCTGTCCAGCTCCTCCTGTTCGTCTTTCAGCATTCTCATCTCCTCCAAAGGCAGTTTGCATTCCACCTCATCTTCCGGAATATCCTCATCCTTGCCGATAAGGTCGCTTCCCATTTCCAACTGCTGGCTCATGTAAGGGGCAACGGTCTTTCCGGCATTCTCATCCAGATAGACAAAACGGGTGGCCCCCATCACATCTGCCGCACTTTCCGGATTCCGGCGGTGGTCCTTTTCCGTTTCCGTTTTTTTACGGGGAGTATAAAGCAGATCGCATATCTTACCTATTCTCTTTTTCTGCTCCCATACCTTATATAATAGATAAGCGGTACAGCCGAGCCGTATTGACAAATAAACTATTTCTTCCATTCTATCGGTTTTTGTGTGGCTTCCTGGTTATATATCTCGTTGATGATGTCCTGGTACCTTTCCAGATGGTCTGACAGGACACAGCTTAAAAACATCGGGACGGACATATCCGGTGCAATGACCGGCAATACTTTGGCAACAGTCCTGTATAATGCATCGTTAACATAGGTCTGCCTTCTTGCTCCCGACAGTCTCACTTTCAGAAACCGTCTCCGGTATTCATCTGAATCAGCCACTCCATCCGGTGATTTCTTTATTTGCTGTCTGGAAAGGCCGCTTTTCTTCTCCTGTTTCTCCTGAGAAGGCCCAGCCTGACTTTTTGTTTCCGATTCCCCTTCCGGAGAAACCGTTTTTTCCAAAGCGGTTACATCTCCTGCCATCATGCGTTTCAATGCCTCCTCGTCCACTTGGTAATCCGTTCTTCTTTTGGTAGCCATAATTGTTTTATTGAAGTTTCAGTACGGTTTCTATTTCCGCTACCAACAGGTCCAGACCGCTTCCTTTCACTGCGGAGGGAGATGGAGGGAACAAGGTGCTGCGGAACAGGGGCCCCTTCATCCCGGAATCTTTGTTGTAGCGTTCCGCACTGGGAATGACGGTCTCCAGCACCGGCAGTTTCAGAGAGCGGAAAATTTCGGTATAGCCGTTATACAGCCCTTTGGACACCCGTTTGTCCATCCGGTTCCAGAACATATGGATGCCACGCAAGGGTACGTCCGCATGCCGGTGCATGTATTCCCTGATGGCAAGGACAAAAGACATGCTGCTCCGCATTACCATCCTTTCCTGTGTAATCGGAGTGAATACATAGTCCATATTGATCACGGACTGGAAGACACCGGGCACATTCACGGTACCGGGGAGATCAAAAAGGACAAGGTCATAGTCCAGATCCGACTTTTCGAGAAAGCGGCCGGCCGTCTCCCTAGCTTCCTCCGGGGTGGAGTTCAGGATGCTGTAGGCTTTCCTGCCGCTTGTTCCGAACTGTTCCACCAGCTGGTTTTGCAGATGCACGTTCTTTTCAATGTTCCCCACTTCCCAGTCCCGCATGGCACTGATGCTGTGCTGTGGATAATCACAATCCACCACAAGTACGTTATATCCGTTCAGGTAATGGAAATAACTGGCGAGCAACACGGTGAACGTGGATTTTCCCACACCGCCTTTCTGGTTGCTCAAAGCGACAAATAAAGGTTCTCTCTTCATAGGCTTGAATTTAGAGTGTATGACTTGTTTCATATCTGTCTGGATTTTTTCGTTTCATCACACGGCAATGCATCCGTTGGTATATGGCAATTACGCATTGCTTGCCTGTTTGCATGAATACATTGCATACCATATTGCATCAGTGTAATGCCGGTTGCCGGAGGGTGTTGCCGTATAAGGTGCATTGCATTCATGCAATATGGAGTTCAATGTACCCCATACTGCATTGCACGGATGCAATGTGTCCCGTCATGCAGGACTGCCATGCGGCATATATGGCATTGCGCATACATGGATGATACCGCATTCGCGTCATGCACCACCTGTGGCAGGCAAGCAATACACCTTACAGGACAATGTTCCAATGTATGCCCTCATGCACTGTGCCAAAAGTAGCGGCTATTCTTGAAACTTCCGCCAACATTTCCCCTACCTGACATCAGATGTCGTCAGATGTCATCAAATGTCATATCAAACGCTGTTTACCAATCGGTTATCACTGTCTAATTTTGCAAAACCGGAATCAGACAATGGAAAGGAACTGACTTCGCCGGACCACAGCACGCCGTGAACGTCGCGCAGCAATCCGACGAAGGAGGATTCTCTGTTCAAGCGAACAGAGCAAGTTGTGTCCTTGTCCGACAAAAAGTCTTTTGTCCGACAAGAACCAACTTGCCCGCCCAGAGGGGCGGGGGAATCCGCTCCAAAGTCGCGGATTCTGGAAGAGAAAAAAGTACAAACCAAAAATCTCATGTGTATGGAGAAAACAACAGGGACAAGGACGGGCAGAAAGCCTAAAAATGATCCGGCGGACCACAAGTACAGTTTCCGCCTGAACGCCGAGGAGAACACAAGATTTGAAAAGTTGCTGGCGGATTCAGGAGCCGGCAACCTCACGCTGTTCATCAAGAAATCCATCTTCTCGGGACAGATAAAGGTCGTGAAAATAGACAAGGCGACGATGGACTATTACATCAGGCTGACAGAATTCCACAAACAGTTCCAGGCTGTCGGCAACAACTACAACCAGGTCGTCCGTGCCTTGAAGAACAATTTCGGGGAGAAACGGGCGATGGCATTGCTCTATAAGTTGGAAAGATTGAGTCTTGAGCTGATGCTCATCTGCAAAAAGGTCATGGCGCTAACCCAGGAATACGAGCGGAAATGGTTGCAAAAATAAGCCATGGCATGAGTCTTTACGGAGCGCTTGCTTATAACTACGAGAAGGTAGCGGCTGGTACGGCTGAGATTCTTTCCGGTAACCGTATGATTTCCGACCGGCTCGGATTGCCAAGCGAGGACATGCGCTTGGCATTGCTCTCTTTTGAGAATTACCTGCTGGCAAACCGCAATACGGAGAAGCCCGTCCTGCACATTTCCCTTTCCCCAGCACCGGAAGACCGGCTGACCGACGGGCGGCTGGCAGAACTGGCGGAACGTTATATGCAGAAGATGGGGTATGGGAACCAGCCTTACATCACCTACAAACATACCGATACCCACAATACCCATATCCATATTGTCAGTGTCTGTGTGGATGAACAGGGGAAAAAGATCAGCGATGCCTACGAGCATCGGCGTTCCATGACCGCCTGTCGGGAACTGGAAGTGGATTTCGGTCTGCGAAACGGAGCGGATACGGAAAGGCGGAATCCAAAAGCGGAACTAAGAAAGGTGGACGCCCCCTTGGGAGATGTCCGCCATCAGGTAGGCAATACCCTTAAAGCCGTATTGGAAAGCTATCGTTTCCAAACCTTCGGGGAATACAATGCGCTGCTTTCCACGCTCAACATCGAGGCGAAACAGATCAGGGGAGAATACAACGGTACACCATATACCGGTATTGTCTATTCGGTCACGGATGATACCGGCAAGGTGGTCAGCCCACCGTTCAAGAGTTCCCGATTTGGGAAACGCTTCGGAAATGAACAGTTGGAAAAGCGGATGCTGATGAATCTGAAAGCTCTCAAAGACGAGAAATGGGCCCCCTCCATACAGGCGGACATCGTTCGTGCCTTGCGGCAGGCGGATTCACGGAAACGGTTTGTGGAACTGCTCAGGCAAAG